AAGGTCGCCAGCGCCGTAGGTGGCTGATGTGTAGCTCGCGATGCCTGCGACGTGTGCGAATAATAGGTTGTAAAAATTTCTTACATAAGTATGCGACCGCCCATCTTTAATAATCGTCTCGCAACCGGGATTTTCGATTTTTCGGCTGACAAAGACTTCGGGCACAGGCACGGATAATTCAACGCCGAGACTTCTCAGCGTCGCAAATTTTTCTTCTCTTTCGTCTTTTTCAATAATATGTATCGTCATTTTTTATCTCCTATACAAGTTTGTAAAGTT